TAAGGGGGGAATTACATCCCTTATTAAATTGATACGACAAAAGAAAACGAAAAAACAACGATTAGAACACATGACATTGAATCCGATTATATGTATTGGAAATTATTATATTGACAAGAAAATAAAAGAATTAATGAAGGTGTGTAATACATTTGAACTGAAAACACCTACAGAACCCCAAATGAAATGTATTTTACAGAAATATATTCCAACACTTCCAGTAAATGCAGTATACAAAAAAATAATGAAATACATTCAGGGTGACCTTCGAAAAATGGAATTCATACACAAAATTTATACCAAAAATCCAAAATTACTCAATGAAGAAACATTGGACTCTATTTTTCACATGAAATCTTACAACGAAGATTCTAAGAAAATTACACAGAAATTAATACGAGAACCTATTTCTATTTATGAACATAATCGCGTCATTAATGAAACCGACCGAACAATTGTAGCTTTGTTATGGCATGAAAATATTATTGACGCGTTGTCCAAGATACCGTGTAATCAAGCCATTCCATTTTATTTGAAAATTTTAGACAATATTTGTTTTGCTGATTTTATTGACCGTATCACTTTTCAAAATCAAATATGGCAGTTTAACGAAATGAGCTCACTGATGAAGACGTTTTACAATAATTATTTATATCACAAGGAAATGCATCGTGAAAAAACATCCATTGATAGTGGGGCAGAAGAAAACGCTATACGATTTACAAAGGTGCTTACCAAATATTCAACGGAATACAACAATATATTGTTTATATACAATTTATGTCAAGAACTGGATATGGATAAAAAAGACCTTATTGCTTTTTTTCAAGAGATTCGATTACATTATGGAGATTTCAATTGTCAGACAGACAAAATGGGAGATATTGAAAAATTATTTGAGAACCATAATATTGATAAATTAGATATCAAACGAATTTATCGATATTTAGACAAAAATGTCAAAAAAGAAGTTGCCACTTATGAAGATGATGATTCTGGAGAAGACGATTGTGATATTGTTTTATAAGTATCATAAATGGTTTTATACAACATACTGGTGTTTTTCACATTTTGGGAAAATGCATGCACGTCCTTTTTGAATTGTTGGATATTGTTTTCCAATATTTTTAGGCGATATTCAACAGCGCATCGACAAATGAATGATTGTTTATCTCCATAACAATAGCATGACCAGTCTGTATCGAATGACGGTGATGGAGGTGTATATAATGTTGCAATTGATTCTGATGAAGATTGTGGCATATACGGTGTGGTTGTATCTATTTGCTCATCAATATAAATATGATTATTAGAGTTAGCAATATTCTGTGTATACTCTGACGAATTTGATATAGGATGAACAATATCAACATGCATGGTTGTTGCGATTTCTGGAGCAATTACAATATTCCCGGTAATACTAATGGGACTCGACGATGCAGTCGTTCTTAGAAAAACCTTCTGTAAGATATCTTCGAGAATGTTTTTTATTTTTATTTCTTCTGTAGTGGTGGGTTCTTCGGCGGGTTCTTCGGTGGGTTCTTCATCAATTTCACTAATGGTATCGAGAACGGATGAATCAGATGAAACGGATGCCGAAGAAACTTCATATTCATCAATCATACGATGTTTCACATTATTGTCAAGCAGATGAATATCGTTCTCAATTTCTTGCAATAATTCTTTTAATGATAAAAATTTATATTCCATTACCAGGTCACATGTTTCTGTAAGAAGTCTTCGAAATGGTACTACTACATCATAATAATCTATAATTGGAGAATCGTAAGAATTCGCTGTAAAAATTTTTGCATTAATTTCCTGATATTTTTCTTGGATGCATGTTCTCAAACAGGTTTCAATATTTGTGAATACGTAAGAATCATCTACAGATACATGTTCCTTTTCAATTTCTGCTGTAATATATTTCTGTAAGACAACATACAGTAAACTATTGCTGATATGTTGTGTAATACCGTATTTTTTTACACAGGTTGTTCCTACACGCATAATTGTACATGTATTTTTATTATAAATATAAGTTAATCGTTTCACATTGTGACCACATATACACCGTTGAAATGTATCTGAATGACAAGCATAAATAATTTGCCATTCATATGCATAAATAGAAGGTATGAAATGAATAGAAGGTGTTGGAAATATTATGGGTGTGGATGCGGATGTAGTAGATGAATTCTTTTTTTTTGTCATATATTACTTACAGAATATTATTTATTATATTTGTTTGGAATCAAATTAAATATAAGGTCTTTTATTTTTACATAGTTTGCATAGATGGGAAAAGTTAAATCGCATACTCCTAAGTTGACCAAAAAATTCTATCCATTTGTATCCATATGTACACCAACATTCAATCGACGTCCTTTTATTCCTACTATGTTTCAATGTTTTTTAAATCAAACCTATCCAAAAGACAGAATGGAATGGATTATTGTGGATGATGGTACGGATTCTATACAGGATTTAATAGAGAAATCTGGAATTCCTCAAATCCGTTATTTTCGTGAAGAACGAAAAATGGCGCTCGGTGAAAAACGAAATTACATGCACAAACATGTGAAAGGCACGATTATTGTTTATATGGACGATGATGATTATTATCCTCCAGAACGCGTGAGTCATGCAGTAGATACATTAATGGAACACCGTGAAGCATTATGTGCTGGTTCGAGTGAAATTTATGTATATTTTAAACACATACAAAAAATGTATCAATCCGGTCCATATTCTCCGACTCATGCAACTGCCGGTACATTTGCGTTTCGCACAAGCATGCTAAAGGATTGTGCATATGAAAACCATGCTGCATTGGCAGAAGAACGTGTTTTCTTGAAGAATTATACAATTCCATTTGCTCAATTAGACCCTTTGAAAACGATTTTAGTGTTTTCACATGAACATAATACATTTGATAAACGTAAACTGTTGGAGAACCCTCATCCTGATTTTTTTAAAGAATCAAACAAAACGGTTGATATGTTTATTCGTCAAGCAAAGGAACTTCCCATCAAGAACTTTTTCTTAAAAGATATTGATGAATTGTTAAAATCATATGAACCCGGAGAACCTAAAATGAAACCAGATGTGTTGGAACAAATCAAACAAATTGAAGCAGAACGACAACAACAAATGCAACAAATGGGTTCTCAACCAATGGGTGCACCTGGAGGTGGACAACTCATGATTAATGAAGAGGGAAAACCACCACGACCTATTACCAATGACCAAATTGTCGCCATTATGAACCAACAAATCCAACAAATTAAATTTCTTACAGAAAGAAATCAGTTCCTGGAAACATTGGTACAAGGTATGCAGCAAAATGGTGAATTATCTCCTGTTGCGCCGCCAATGCCAGGACCATCCCCGGAGCCTCCAAATAATCTGTTGACAGAAACTCTTATGAAACGCATTGAACATTTGGAACGAAAATTAGCTGTTGCAACAAAAACAGCAACCAATGGTTCAAATGCCGCTGAATTTTTAGAAAATTCGTTACCACCTCCAGCGCCAGAAGCGAACGCAGTAGAATCAAATCTTACTAATTTATCTGTAACACAAACAATTCAAATACCTTTGTAATATGAATGCCAGTGGTCGGTTACCAATGGTGGGTGTATAAATTGCATGTTTTCTGTTTTCTTTTACCTTTGTGTATTGTTAGAAGTAAACATATTGCCAACGGAATTCGCCATATTACGAACATTACCAGGTGTATTTTTTAGAAACGAATATGTATCAGTTGCATTCTGTTTTGTTTTTTCATATTTAGATTGTAATAAATTGCTTACATCTCCGATTCCACTGTTGAGTGTAGAGCCTATATTATTCACATTTGATTGTACAAACGATTTGGCGCTTTGCATTTTATCCCCGAAAAATGATACCATGGACCCAAAAGTTTTCTGTAATCCCGATGGTTTATTTTTACTCATTTCTTCTTTCTTTTTTGCCATATGTTCATCAATAATGTGTTTGTTATATGCATCACTTGCAATAAAAATATTAAACATACTGTTTCCTGTATTTTTCTCATAACTGTCTTTACAGTTGAACAAATCGAATGTAAATTGTTTATTGTTCTCATCGCGTTGATAAGTATCATCTAATTTGGGTTTCAATATTTTGTATTTATACATGCTCCATAACACAATGCCTACAATAAAAAATAGATAAAACATGGTGATTACGGTATTAATTTCTACTGAATCAATGTATTTTAAGAAAGTCATTAATCCTGTAATGAGAACCAGAATCGCAATAAATTCATACAAATAGAAAAAGAAAAACCAGAAAATGGATTTTACCAAATATATGAAATCATTGGATTCCTTAACATCATATAATTTTGTATAAATAATGCGTGTAATTAGTTCGATTTTGTCAGAGATGGATATATCGTCAGAAGAGTTGTTGTATATTCCCATAAATAAGTTGTAAATGAAATACAAAATAATCAAGGTTACAGCAAATGGTACTAACATAAATACAACGTATCCTTTTGCAAACCAATACAATAGTGCATATATTAATTTTAATATACCTACAAATGGTGTAGAAGACACAATCCAAACTATCCAACTGTTTGTTGAATTTGACATAGTATCTGTTACTGTTTTCTTCACAGTTGTAAGTGTTATTTTTTCACCAATATTATTAAATATCGATTTCAATGAGATGCCAAAAAAACTACGCAAAACACATTCCACAAAAAACATGACAGTAATTCCAAAAGCGAACGAATTGAGGTCACCCTGTTTTTCACTAACCGTTTTATTCATATTTTCAAAATCCAATCCGATGATGTGTTTGAATATAGTTAAAATATATTGATAGTTTTTCAAAAAATAAGTATAAAAAAATGCGAAACATGCAAACAGGAATATATAAGGATATTCATCCTTGGGAATAGTTGTGTTTACGATTCCAAATTCTTTACGAAACAACGCCTTTATTGTATTGAGTGATGTATAAATGAATTTGACCGGTTTGAAAACCAATTCAAAGAAAAAATCCAGGTTGTGTTCTTCATAATAATGAAAATAACTTTCTACATCGGGAAATACAGGTGTGCTACAATTCTCACAAGTATTCTTGTAAATTGTATCCCCTGTTTCTTTATTATAATCTTTTGCAGGGTCTGCACAATCTTTAAAGAAAAACAAATAATAAAAATTGTAGGCAACATAAATACTTACAGGAACCAATAGAATTTTGTATAATTCTTCTTTGATGATTTTTGCATAGCTTTTGATTTTATTTTTCTTTGCGAGTTGTTCTCGCTCACAATCCGATAATACATCTACATAATATTTTTTCATATCTGGCTCTACTTCAAATGGTGGGTCCGGTAACAGAATGTACTCTGACAATATATTTTTGGTATCTGAACTAAACATACTGTCTGGGTAAATGAGAACACCATCGATTGGCATCATTTCACTGGATGATAACAGCATATAATCATATAAATATGGTTTCTGTGTGTCCATCTCTTCTTCTGATTCTGGTGGACTTTCGAGTGTATACAAGTAAGGAAGTTTGGACGAATTATTGGAAGATAATTCCGCTTGAGGTTTGTCCAACAAAATCTCATTGAAAAGAAGCTGATATATAGTTCTCATCTCTTGTTTTCCGAAATAAAGATAAGGCGAGTCTGTTTTGTTATAAGGATTATCGTTCTCACCACCCAATAGATTGATAGTCGTTACGGATGTATTCGTGTCAGGTGTCTGGTTCAATAGTACAAAAAAAATGTGATTGAATAAAGCGATATGATATTCGTTGAAAAAGGTGCCATACATACGAAAAAACTGGAATTCCAAATAATTCAATAGATTTGCATATACCGTCCCAATACGGGATTTTAAAGTATTTATCCTGTAAGAACCCATGTTGTTTTTTCGTACAAAAATTGAAGCATAATGCGTAAGTACGTCATCCAAGTAAGATTGAATGGAGACAGTTTTTGAGGAAAAGAAGTCGATGGAAAACGCATAATTGCGGTCAATACCATTACCAGAGGATGCAGATGGGGGAGACGGGATATTGTTTTCTGATAAATCAAAATATTGGTTATTGAATGTGTAATATACTATGGGTTGGGTATTGTATATTTTGAATCGTGCAGTGGTTTTGTAATATTTTTTATAATCGTTCATGGTATTTCTATAGGTAGTTTTGGTGGTTTGAGTGGATGGAATTTTTATTTTGAGTATTTTGGATTGAACTTCCGGGTAGTTTAATTGATTATCAAAATAATTGTTGAATTGAAATAATTCGGTGTCTGTCATTCTTCGCAGGAGTTTGGTTTCGCGTTCATTTAATTCGGACACATAATATTGTGCTACTTTGTTATAGATATCAGTGGTTTTAATAAAGTTGAAATGATTCTGTTTGAAAGAATCGACGGTTTTTCGCAAATAGGGTTCTTCTTCCAGAGTAAATCCTTCGACTGCATCTTGTGCATATTGTGTATCCTGTGCATCAGACATTGTAGTAAATGGTTGTGTAAATACATTTTTAACGTCTCCACGAGCCCACCAGAATTCAGCGAATGCTTTATCTTTTGTTTGTTTTTCCAAAACGGTTTCTGATTCACATTGTTTGTCAGTCATTAATAACATGGCGTACAATATCGAAAAAATGGTATTTTCAATGGATTCATCTAATTTTTCGACGGGATTTTGAAAACTGCATTGAATGAATTTTTTTAAATCTCCAATAATTTCATTGATTCCAGAGACTCCATTCAATCGAATGTATCGTTTACAGTTTTGAAAATAGCTATCACCCATAATATCAAAACCTTCAGTGGTTTTCTCAGAATGCGGGGTAGAGGTGGAAGTGGTGTTTGATGAAATATATGTTGTAGTTGACGTAGACGGTTGTAATACTTCAAACATGGGAATATTTTTGAAATTTTCGATAATTGGAGGCACAGTGGAATGAGATATATTGTTTGATTTTTTCGTTTCCTTATTTCTCCATGTTGAACTCATGAATATTATATATTTATTATAACACTATATAATATTCTCCTATTATCTTGCGTACAACATACCGCAATTTCCACCAATAAAAGACAACACATTGTATCTTTCTTCAAAGACTTTCATATTATAATTGTATTCAAACAGACGCCAATTTAATTTGGATGTTCCAATAGGATTTCCATTTGCATCACAAATGATATTGTAAGACATATTCTGTACATCAAATGGAGGCACATGTGTACTCACTTCTAATTCAATAATTCGAAATTTACTTAAATTGATGGCACCAGAGGGCTGATATTCAAATGGGTCAGTATTTAAACAGAAATTATAACAGTACAATCCATCTTTTGCTGACCCTTTGGTTCTCACATATTTTTCCACATAATTGAAAACACCGGATTCTAATACATTTTCACGGTAATCCCCATTAAATACAATAGCCATTGTTTCTAAAATTTCTTTTTGGTTTTCAGGTGCTAAATTGCCAGTGATAAAAATACCTGTATTTATAATTCGGCTACCGGATGGATTGGTTCGTGGACCAGGGCTTGGTGCCAATACAATGTCTGATGGAAGGGTATGATAGGGCCAGTTAGTATAATTTGACCATTCATTTCGCATATTCACATCATTTCTTTGTAAGTAAATCATCCAACTGGATACCATACCAGATGAAGTGAGTTTCACTTTTTGAGTTCCTGTAATATTATTAAATGTATATTCAAATACGTCCTTTACTAAATACACTTGGTCTTCCGCTGCAAATTGACGGGCTTCTTCTCCACTGAGAAAACAATAGGTAGATAATAGATGAATATCTGCATTCCATACATTGGTTGTGTTTGGATATGCATTTGGAACGGTGAGGTCAGGAGGGGGTGTTTGTAGAAACTGATACATATTGAATTGTGGTGAATTAAAATCGGGTTGGATATATGGGAAATTGTTGGGACTGTCAAACACATCCCTTACTTGAAATAATTCTTGTATGGGTCGTAGAGTAACATTGATATACAATTCATTATATTGAAGGGCTATCATTGGAAAAGCACATCGACTGTCCAATGTGAACCAAGTATTGATGGGAATGTATAATTTTCTGCCACGAATAGAAGGTTCAGCACCTGTTCCAGAAGTGGTATAATAAGCCGATGGATAGGTGTTTTCACGAGTGAATGCGTTGGCTGGGTCATACAATTCAACTGTGTTTCCGGTCATTTTGTCAAAAAGCTCTTTTTTTTCTGCGGAGAAGTCGCGTTCAACCATGGCGCGTAAATATTCACCACTGTATTTTTGTATGGTTTGAGACCCACATGTAATTGTAATTTCGGAAATCATATTGGTACCAAGTTCGCGTATCCAACGGAAATCATAGGAAGCCCACATATTTCCTGTTTGTGTACATGGATTGTAAATAGGTGACCAAATAGTAGGAATGTTGATAACAAGATATGTATCCATTAATAGTTCGGCGTATCGAGGCATTTTGA